AAAGCAGTTGCAGCTCCTTGATGAAATGTATAAACCTTTAAATAATTAAGAGATGAAAAAATTAATGTTTTTAGCTACAGTACTACTGTTTTTGTCTTTGTCCGTAAAAGGTCAAGAAATTGAAGTAAAGATGGACAAAGATGGGTACATTACCCAACAGTCCATTGAGATTGCACAAAAAAACCCGCATGCTGATTTTTTTACCATTGTTGACGGTAAAAAGGAAAAGTTAATCCCTACTAAATGTGGCCCAGGTGGATGCAGCACCGCAGGCTCACATGGGTTGTGTGGATTTGTGCGATTAACCCCGAATGGGCCTCGTTCATGGTCATTTAGAGGGTGTAAGTCCTCCTATTAACTTCACCGGGGCCCGGCCCAATCATTAACCCGGCCACTAGGCCACAATAAGTAAACTGAGTTGAAACCCCTACCCTGACCGGGAATTCAGGAGGGGATACTCGGAAACCAAACCATATAAAAAATGACACATTATCTAAAGACCTGGCCGGATCCTTTCCAGAAAGTAAGGTCCGGCATTAAACGGGCGGAGTTCCGCAAAAATGACCGAACAGAAAAGTACAAGGTAAATGATACCTTGGTCCTGCAGGAGTTTCAGCCATATAGTCCGGACACGACTAAAAGGGTGGGTGTCTTCACTGGTGAGGAGATATCCGTGAAGGTCCTGGACATAACTGAAGGGTTTGGGATTCCGGAGGGGTATGTAATGATGTCAATAGAACTGTCATGATTGAGCTGGCCTGTCATCTCCTGGTGTCCATCATTCTGATCTGGTTGATCCTCTGGTCTCCTGAGCCAACTCATGATAGGTGGGGCAGGCCTCTGTGGAAGGCTATCTCCCAGGAGGAGGTAGATGCTTTGGAGTTAAATAAAAATAGCCCGGTCGATGGGGACAACCAGGCTACTCGCTAAAAAAACAAAAAGATAAAACCAATTATGTAGTTTTTATCAGGTCCACTCCAAGGCCTGAAGAGATTCGGCAGATCATTTTCAGGGTGAGATTTCTTTCTCCCTGGATTATATTTTTCAGGGATCCGGGGTGTTCTAGTTTCATTTTCCGGGCCAGTTCCGCCTGGCTTATCCCCTGGTTTTTCAGTTCCCTGGAGATCTTTTTACCGATCTGTTTTTGTAATGTCTTTTGATTCATATTTGTACAACGCAATATAATAAAATATATTTTATTTCGTTATTTGTATATGGAAGAGTTTGAGAAAGAGCTTCGGGAACTGATTGAAAAACACAAAGTCCATCTGAGGGAGCATGACTGCTACGCAGAGGATCATTTCATAAAGACTGATCATTACCTCGTTTTTGGGACCGATGAGCATTACAGCGAGACTTTTGATGAGTTTATTTCAAGAATATTCACCACTTAATGACACAGATATGAAAGTAGACCAGTCCCTGATCGAAAAAATGCTTCAGTTATACGGGCAGGACCCCCAGCTCCTGATGGTAGTGGAGGAAAGCCTTGAGTTGGCGTTATCGGTTGTAAAATTCCTGAGAAAGACTGCGAATGCAGTTCCAGGAAAGCATGTTGATAAAGAAACCCTGATAAAAAACATGGTGGAGGAGGCCGCAGATGTCTCCATTGTCCTGAAAAACATCCCAACTTTGTTCGGGGAGGATAATGTCCAGGCTGAGATCGACCGGAAAGTGGCCCGTCAATGGAAAAGAGTCGAGAATTTTAAACCTGATGCTGGAGCATCATAATATCAGATACAATGAAAGAAGAGATAGTTCTACTGAAGACAGATGTGGGTGCTGTGGATATCACCCTTGATGGCGGGACAAAAGTTCAAATATCCGGTGATGCAGCAAAACAGATGGCTCTTGAGCTGTTTGGTAAGGTTACTCTAAAAAAGATGCTGATTATTGTTCACGAAAAGGACCTCGGCATTAAACGGGCCAGCCTTCTCAGGGAGGTTTATAATGAATGTAAGGAGGATATGGATGCTGACACCAAGAGGGAGTATCTACTTCAAATAGCAAGCCTCATGTCAGGGGAGCCAAAATATGAGTACATGATGAATATGAATGGGGAAGAAGTCAGCCCTCCCCAGAAAGTGGAAATCGTGGACATGGAATAGTCTCCTGCATCATAACAGAATACAGAAATGGAAATACTACTCTTAATCCCAATCGCATTACTCGGCTGGTACATTGATATCCAGCGCCGGAGAATCCTCCTGTTGACGGATGTTGTTGAACAGAGTGTTGACACACAAGCGAAGCTTGCTAAATCAATGGCTGAGTTCACAAAGAAGCAGTCGAGGTTTGATATTAACATCCAATCAGAAGTTGACCGGAACAGACTCAGGTATTTCAACCTGGCTAAGACTATCGATTTGGCCGTGGACGTTGATCCCCCCATGAGCACTTACCGTCCCGGAAGATCTTGGGCAATTATTGTGATCAACGGAAAGCCTGAGTACGTCAGATTCGTTGAAATGGGATCTCGGGAACTATCTCATATTAGGGATTTCCTGAAGATGTTCGAGGGGACCAATATGACGATTGATGCTCCGTTCGGAACCGTAGACATGATTAAGCCAACTGACTGGCAACCTTAACCCCATAGATATGAAAGACTCAAAGAAACGCCTCTCTGGACCGACTTTGTTCCGCCGAAAAGCGTACCGTACAAATAATGAACGGGATTTCGCATTAGCCTCCCAGGAAGACATTGACAAGCTCACCCTCGATGTAATGAAGGATGAGCTATCCAGGGACATTCAGCCCTTATTCTCTCAATTTGTTAAGATTGGAGAAAAGGAGACAGAGTATACTGTTGAGTTCATTTACCCTGACTGGATCAGCGTAGAGGACCGGTTGCCGAAAGAGGAGGGATTCTACCTGGTGGCCTATCAATACTACGAAGAGACCCTTACCGTTGAATCGGATAGCTACCGTCAGCATTACAGGGATGGCATGGCGTGGAACCAATTTAAGGATAACGTCAAATTTTGGATGCCACTTCCTGAACCCCCAAAGTAAATGTCCGGAAGATAAGTACAAATGGTCCTCTAGCCAATCGGTTAAGGCACCTGGCTCATAACCAGAAGATGCGGGGTTCGATTCCCCGGGGGACCACTAAAAGAATAAATCATGAGTAACCGAATCTGGATAATACAATGTCTCCTGGAGGAAAGACACCGTGACTTGGAGGGTGAGGGCATAAGGTATATGCTCTGGATGCGGAAGGAAGAACTGAAAAATATTGACGATTATTTGAAATAAAATATAGATTATGAATAACGAAGCGCAAAAATATTTTGACAAAAAGGTAAGCAGGGGCATACTCAACCTCTGCAAGGACCTTGATTACGAGAATTGCCCCAAGCGGTTCCCCATCCATACCACGGAAGATGCCCACCAGAACTACCTTCGGCTGGCCTACGGAGTCCTTGGAGAGGCCATTGAGGCCTTTGATGGCGTTACGCGTGACATGTGCGACATTGATGATCCAGAGGATAAAAGGACCCCTCTCCAGAAGAAGTGGCAAAAGGAATTCCAGCCCTTCATTGAGAAAATGACCGACTGCTGGGTGGAAATGTACGATTCAATCGGGGACTATGATGGGGTTTACTACCCTGATTCTGAGGCAACTCAAAAAGCAAACGACCTTGAAGCATGTTACATAGGGTTCCTGAAAAGCGTCTACATGAGGGATGTCAAGAATGGGATCAGCCTTCAGTCCCTGTACAATAAGATGCGGGATGATGGTCGTGATCCTGACTTGGCTTTCAAGGTCATTAAGAGGCTACCAATTACCTTAAACCAAGATTGATATGAATACACCTAAAGAAAAATGGCCCACGTTTGAAGAAAAGAAGGATAATGACATTGGACTGACCATGGACCGGCAGAATACTAAGTGGTGGCATGAGATTATGTGGGTATGCGATCACCACTGGCAGCCTGTCACGATTACTCCAAGGGGGCAATTTGGCCCACAGCCTGATTTAATAAATGCTACGGTATACTGTGTGTGCATGAAGTGCAGAGCATGGACTACTATGCAGGCTGGATATTGCGGTTTTACTATCGGAGGGCCGGATGAGTTGGAGGAAGAGGGATAAAATAGACCTTATGACAGACCAGGACAAAACAGGCCTCCACAGGTATAGCAGGATTAAGTTCATTTACCGGGACAGGTGCTCAGGATTTCAATCAACTGCCACTGAACAGGTGGAGGCGGGTAATGAGAGGGTGCAGCTTCAGGAGATGATGGATGACTTCAATAAATTATTCGGTAAGTCCCATGAGATCGTAGGGGATATAGACCTCTTGGAAGAGGTCTGGAAATAAAAAAATCCGGGAGGTTGGTTCCCGGATTTCTATTTTGTACCTTTAAGGCTCCTTAATTCAATAAAGGTTATCACAAATAACGCACATACAGGCTTTATAAGCAAGGAAAATTTCCATAAAGGAGAAAATATGTCTATTCAACTGATTAAAGGGGACTGCCTGGTAGAAATGCCGAAGCTGGAGGCGGGTTCCATTGACCTTGTGCTGGCTGATGTTCCCTACGGCACAACCCGGTCTGCATGGGATGCTGTTATTCCATTTGAGCCGATGTGGGAGTGCCTGGATTATGTATCGAAGAAAAATGCGGCCAAATGCATTTTCGGTGCAGAACCATTCAGCAGTTCCCTTAGAATGTCTAATATTCACAAGTTTAAGTACGATTGGGTATGGGTAAAAAACCTAAAGACCGGAAACTTAAATGCTAAGTTTATGCCGATGGGTGGTCACGAATACATTTCGGTTTTTTATGATGCGATACCTACATATAACCCTCAAAAAAGGAAAAGAACTACTGAACAGAAATCCGGGAATAAGAAGAATTCAAAAACAAGTGTTTATGGATCGCAGAGGGAAGACTATATTGACTTGCAATCAAATTGGATTAATCCGGATACGGTAATTGACCACATAAAATGCGTCCACAATAGCTCCGGAAAACTTCACCCTAACGAAAAGCCAGTTGAGTTGATGATTTACTTTATCAAAACCTACACCAACGAGGGAGACACCGTTCTGGACTTCACGATGGGATCAGGAACAACGGGTGTGGCCTGCAAGTTGCTCAACCGGAAGTTCATAGGCATCGAGAAAGACCCTGAAATCTTCCAGACAGCGTGGGACAGGATTTATCATGGGAAAGAGAAGAAACCAAAACCAAAGAAGAATGACCAACCCACCTTGTTCTAAATAAAAAAAACCCGGCCCATGGGGAGAACCGGATTTATTTCTTACCTTTGAGATACCAAGTTCAAAAGTGATAGCAAGTTACGACATAGAGGCTAAAGAAAGCAAGGAAAGTCCGGTAAAAGTTCCGGAAAAGGGAGAGAATGCGACAATATTGCTGAAAAGAGGTGAATATTTTGAGCGGGAATGGTTCAGGAAGGCTCCTACCACTCTCGCTCTTTGGGCTGTTGTCAACAAGAAGACAGACCACATGTGGCTCTGGATGATCATGAGGGTGAGGGCCACATCAGGCAAGTATGATCCGGATATCGGAGAACTGTGCGATATCACCGGGTTCAATGAGAAAAAAGTAAATAAGATAATCCGCTGGCTGGAGAAGCATTACTGGATCAACATATTCGGTGAGATGATCTTTCTTCGGTCAGCCAAGAGAATATGCGTTAGATTAGGTTTGCCGCTCCTGAGAGCCGCGAGATTCTACTTTAACGGAAAATTTAAGGAATGGTGCGTAGCAGTGGGACTTGAATGCCTCAGAAGGTCGCTGGCGTCCTGTAAGAATGCCCGGGAAAACCTGTCCAGCAAAGACCGGAAAGGTATCTCAAACTCACTCATCGCTGACTATTTCTCCCGTTCTTTAACCTGGGCCGTCCGTTGGAAGTACAAGGCCCATAAAGAGAGATTCATCTATACCAAAAGGAGATACCTCGATAGCGGCTATTCTGTGGCTGAGTACTGGGCAACCAGGGACTCGGCTAAAGGCCGTGGAGAGTCCTGTGATCTGAAGAGGATGGTAGTCCATGGTAACAAGGTGATGATCTGTATTAGTAACCATATTGAAACAGGTATAGAGCTATGTAGAGTATAGAGGAAAAACTACTGTGTAACAGTCTATGCCGTCAGGCATAGCCCTCTCCCTGTGTCTAATCTCATTGTAACCACTACTATGTCAGGATTATTTTTAGACCTCCCGTATGATGAACCAGACGAGGAAGATTTAGTACCAGAAAAAACACCATTGGACCTGTATGCGGAGGATATCGGTCCGGTACTCAGAAGATACGGATTCATAGGTCCGAAATTCATTAATGGAAAGTACGGATCCTGGAAGAAGTTCAGGAAGGAAGGGATCAAAGGAAAGTTGACCCTGGGTATCTACCTTCTCCGGTCCGATTGCATTTATTCGGTAATTAGCCATAATTTCTTCAGGAAGGCTTACGATAAGGAATATGCGGAGAATATTATCCTCGACGGCCATATGGAAAAGTTTTTGGACAGGAAGCTGGCTTTGATCCCTGAAATATGGAAAGAGTTGGAGGCTGATATGGCTGGGGACAGGGCTGACTACACGTATTTTATCTACGACCGGGGAACGAATCTGATGAAAATTGGCAAGAGCAAGGACCCTGAAGCCCGTATCCGGGTTCTTAATACGGGATCTCCTGTGGAGCTATGTCTTTTGGGTTATACCTCTCTGGTTTCCGAGAAGGATATGCACAGACGGTTTAAGCGACTCCGAAGAAAGGGGGAGTGGTTCTTTTGTGATTACGACCTGAGAGAATTTGTGGGGAAGCTATTTGGGGGAGTGAGAATCTTCAGGTCTTGTTCGTGATTGCAATATTTGGCAAATAAATTCGTTACTAAAGCATGGAATCTAATCTTAAAAACAACTATCCCTCTACTCCTGAAGAGATATATCAGTTTGAACAGGAACTTATGGACGGGGCTGACTTCAGGAAGAGACAGGATACCCTGATGAGGATTCACCGGGAACTATGCCTATGGAACGGAGCTTATTCCGACTGGTTCATGCCCCTGATGATGAGATTAAAACCGCAGGAGGCAGTTTGGGATGAAAAGTATGTTGAGAAGAATGGATTTGGTAGTTTTGTCCCAACTGGCCCGGTTTACCCAAAATGGTTCAACTTTGAAAAGGAAAAGTTCGATCTGCGTCTCCAGTGTGCATATCTATCGGTTTTTCAGAAGTATGAGGTCCATCCGGTTGAGCTGGGAGTAAACCCATACAAATGGCTCCATCCCGCCAAGGCTATGTTCACCATCTGGGAAATGGAGATATGGACACTGAATGCCCGGAAGGAGTTTGCAGCTAAGTCTAAGGAGCTGAGTTGAGTAATATTATGGGCAATAAATCGTTACTAAAGCATGAATGTAATTAGGAAATGGATAATTAGAACGTTCCGGGTTATTAGGCAGAAAGAAGCCCTAGAAATGGGACTGTCCTTTGTAAGGAATGTTTATGGGGACGAAATCAACCATCTTAACTGCCGTAGCATTTGGGAAGACTCCAGGGGCCGTACATATAGGGTTGATTCCCTTGTTTATGAATAGAAAAGGTGGCGTAACAAATTACCAAGGAACAGTTCTCAATTCAGCAATAAAGCCATGAAGAAATACACACCAGTAGAAGGCGCACTGACCCTTGAAATGTTCGAGAAGATAGTCAGGACGGTAAACGAGGATTTTCCTGAGATCGACTACTGCGATCGGCTGTACAAGATTCAATCTCCGGCCATGCAGAAACAGATCGATGACTTTATTAAGGAGCAATTTGAAAGCGATAAACCAATCTCCTACGGAAATTTCAATAGCTCTGGACCTAATATTTTAACCCCATGAGCAAAAGACTATACACAGAAGAAGAGGTAGCCGCCATTCTCCGCTACCGTCACAACGCCACCACTGTCATGGACGAGTACCAGGCTATCCGTGAATGGAACCGGAGGTTTGGTGGACTAGATATCGAATGTGCAAAAAAGCACCTGGAGGACATGAGGGAAAATGGGATTCGAGGGATAGATACTGATCCGTTTTCAACTCTGGATGACTTTATTCCTGGTGGTGATTCTACGGGCATGGAACTTTTGAATAAATATCACTGCCTGAAGGCTATTCACAATCCTGATGTTATTAACCTGGCTAATTGACCACCAAAATAAACTGGCGGATAACTCCGTTATACTCACATGAAAGGATACGACATAAAATTACACCACGACTACTCTATTGAAGGTTTTTACCGGGGTATCTGCAACCATGGCCCGGGATTATCCAGCCTGTCTCCCGAAGCCCTTATTGGCCATAGCGGATCTGTTCTGGAGGTCCATGCCGCCCTTCGAGGTCCGGAGGATGTGGACAGGCTGATCCAGTTTCTTCAATTTCACAAACCCTGCATAACGAAGAAATAGCCATGGAAAAAGAAGCAGAAGAATTAATCAATAAAGCCCTCGAAGATGCTGGTTTTGACGAGCAGATGACTGAGTACTGCCGGAATTTAGTCTCTACGGGGACTCTCCGCCGAGCTGATCCCCTTCCTCCGGACCAGGCCCTGAAAGTATTAACTTTCGAGTCTAAAGAGGATTTTTATGAGTGGTATAAAGAACGGACAAAGGACTGATTATGGATGAAGAAAAAGACCAACCACTCCTGGTACAAAAAGATACAATGATGACAAAGATCATAAATCGCCTACGGTTATTATTCAACCGCCGTTGCCCAAAATGCGGTAGCAGGGATACAGAAGTTGAGGTGTATTCCATTGAAAGCAATGGGAAGTGGATCCCTGGCAGAAAATGCAGAAAATGCAACCACTTTGGGTACAATAAATAGGAAATTAATTCGTTATAAACGTATGAAAAATCCATTACTAGAAGTAAGTCGAGATAAAAGCTACGGGGGTTTTGACTTCGCGGTATCCGGGGAAGTCAGGGATCTTACCCTTGAGCAAATGAATGAGCTTAAGGCCATGGTTGTAACTGCTCTGGCTGTTCTCCACAACACCTGGATATCGGCCCGGGAGGAAAAGGAAAGCCCATCTCAGGTTATGGGACACGATGCATACGGAATGGCTACGGAGATATGAGGGTTTGGGACACAGAGCCTGCCAGGCTGGCTTTAATAAAAGGAAATGAGGTGGATTACGATGCCTGTAGCAATGACCGGGATGCGGATTACAGCCCTGATGTGTATAAATACATTGGCCAGGGTAGAATATCCCGGATAGGCGCGTCACCATCAACAAGTACTGAAGAATTACATTTTTGGATTTTGAAGAAAAAGATATGACAGATTCAATACTAAAAATTAAGCTATAAAGAAGCTATGACTCCAGAACAAGCAGCTAAATACCGGACGGTAGTTATTGCATCAACAATGGATGATATTCTCGAATCGTACAGAAAAGAGGAACCCATTGAGCGTAAAACCGGCTATTTCCACCGCTGGGTGGAGAAGAAGTTTGAGGTAGATGATCTATTCCATTCTGGCCGCCCCCAGGACGCTGGTATTATCCTAAAAACAAAAGTTCAGGACTGCCGGGCCCTGATAGAGCATAGCGATGGAACTTTGGCCTACTACCAGGCAGACCAATTTAAATTTACAGACAGGAAATGAAAAAAGAAATAGGATTAGCAAAAGTAAAAGCCAAAAAAGAGATTCTTGATTTGATTATCAGTGGAAACATTAAGGATATTGATGAAAAGATAAATGGAATCGTAGAGACTCTTGCCTCCAAGATCACTTCTCCAATCTTAGATTTATGCGAACGGGCTGGTGGGTATGATGACGATACTGTGAATAAGATAATAAGGGGTCTGGACTGATGCCGTACAAAACCGACACCAAGAAACTTGACAGCCCCTTCCTTGATGCCAGGGTTAAGCTTCTCCCATGCCAGCGGGAGCAGATACCTGTGATCAGAAAGGAGTACAACCTGAGTTACCGGGTAATTGGAGAAATGTTCGGTGTCAGTAAGAGGATGGTTATGTTCATCTGCAACCCTGAAAAGGCAGAGAAAGCCAAAGAGCAATATCGATTAAGAAGAAAAGATGGCCGCTACTACGATAAAGAGAAGCATAAATTAGCAATGAATACTCACAGAAGAAAAAAACACGAATTATTATGAAACAAGAAAATCCAGAAATCCCTGCAAAGCACAGCCTTTTCGACCATGGAAAAGTTAGGATTGAAAGTAAATTTGAATGGTATCAGGAAGTGTGGTTTGTCCACGATGGCATAGTCAAAAATGGAGAAGTGGTCGGAATAAAGGCAGAGGCACACATAAAATGGACACTACAGCCCCCAATGCTCACGGTAGAGCATAAACCCATGACCAGTGTAAATGTCCCTCAGCACACAGAGACAATCACAATTCGGGAGGATTACTGTTATGAATCCCGGGAGGATTTGAAAGCATTCCTGTTCGCATGACACTATCAGAAGCATTACTAATAGGCCTCTGGCTCCACCTGATCGGGGACTACGTTACCCAGAACGACTGGATGGCCCAGAACAAGACCTCCTCCGACAGGGTAGCTATGATCCACGCATTGATATACTCCGCTCCATTCCTGTTTTTGGTTACGGTATGGCCATTCAATCTGATACTATTCTCGCACTTCTTCATAGACCGCTACCGCCTGGCTCAGTACTGGATCAAGCTTGTCAACTGGAACTGGAAGAGTAAGAACTTTGGATTTGATGACAATAAGCCAGCCTGGATGAGCGTTTGGCTAATGATAATCGTGGATAATATCTTCCACATCACCATCAATTCAATAGCGATATGGGCTTCGATGAAATAGTAGAGAAGTACAACCGCAAGCTCGATGAGCTTCAGGCCCGGATCAACAAGCGGGTGGAGATAACCCTGTGGGAAATCAATCACAGTCCACAGGTGGTTCATTCCAGAATGTCAGATACCCACCCATCCATTCATTGGCCCGGAGAAATAAAAGGTTACGATGTTGTTCCGAAGACTCATTTGGCGATTGAGTTATTTAAGGAAATCGGATGTTCGCCTTTTGCTCCTGAGCCTCATTTCCAGAAGGACTGGGTATGGAAAATTGATGATACCGGAACCATTTGCGGCGTTCCATCCAAAAGGGAGCTACTGGAGCAGGGAATTTCAGAACGAAAAACCCTCAATCTCAAGTACCAGGGTAACGACCGGACAGTAATCCCATTGGTCTACGGAGTCTTGAAGAACGGTAAAGAGGCCCTGTTGTGCTATAAGCAGCTTAAAAATCCTGTTGACTACGCACTTCGCCTGTACCACATAAAGAAACTATCTGCCATCCAGATAACCGATGATGAATTTTATCCACCTGTGCAAATCGATTACTACCTGACCAAGCACTTTAAAACAATTTACTCAAGAATATGAAGAACATTAAGCAACAAATCGAAGAAGGGTCAGGAGCCCTCAATGAAAGGTTCCCCTTCACCAGAGAACTCCACAGCATAGATGACAGGACACCGCCTGCTGGCCCGGTAACACTCATCGCTATCAATGCGGAAACTGATGAAATCTGTATTGCGGAGTATCAATCCAAGCGGGGATGGTCTCTTTGGAACCACCCATACTATTTCGATGTCACTCATTGGGCCTACGTACCTGGATTGAGCTACGGAGTCGTTAAAGATCCTGCATGAAACTGGAAGTAGGCCATAAAATCCTGGAGACAACTGAGTTTGGCGGGGGAAACATCTTCGAGGTTGTAAAAACCGACAGGCACATGAAGAATGGCCAGTGTTTAGCCCACTATGCTCAGTTGTCCAACGGAATCCGGCTAAAAAGAAACCAGAAGGACCCAGACAATTTAAAGACATATTCCTGGGGTAGGAGGATCAATAATATTGAAAAAACAACCTACGAGTTTATAGGATGACTCTTCCCAACACAAGCTACTGGATCCGGAAACTAAAGGAAGGTGCCTATATCCGAAAGAGAACTACATATCGGCTAATCACTGCTGGCAACCAAAGGGGCGTACAGATCCCGGACACAATTTTTGAGAGGATAAAACATCTTCTAGTTGAAAATAACAAATACACTGCCCATGGAATCACAACATTCACAATTACCAAAGACCTGGAAAACCAGGAAGGCCGGCAAGGCGGCCAGGGCATTTCAGGCAGAGTTTGATATTTCGGACGAGGCAACTGCTGCCCTCTTCTGGATATTAGATGACTGGGGAAAGAGGAAGAAAATCCCCACCCCGCCCTGGATGCCCTGGACGGAGTGCATTGACATGTGGGATATGCACCACATGGAGCATCACGATAATGCAGGAGCCGATTGGAGGCCTGCTAACCTGGCTGCACTTAAAAGGATACTCCAATCTATACACAAAAAGATCGCGGCCCATTACCCTGATCTATGTGACCAAGAAATGAGGGAAAAGATCATGGGAGGCTGGAACTGGATAATTAAGGCCCGGAATAATCTTCCAAAAGATGACTTCTGGATGATTTGGGATATGTCTGTTATAGACAGGAAATTCTCAGATTTTTATATTAAATTGAGTAAGTATGGCAGAGGAATTAATAAAGAAAAATTCAAGGACGGAGTTAGCTCTACCGTCGAAAGAATCATTAAAAATCAGGCTCGGTAACCGAGCGGTCACCCTGGACAAAAGGGTTCCTGGGACTCTAATAGACTTTGGCAGGGATCCGGAAACGCTGGCTCATCTAATTGCAAACATAGCAGCCAATTGCATATTATTGGCCAGATTTTACGGATACCAGATGCAGGAGGAAGATGCGGCTGATATCGCGGAGTTAATCTTTAATTCGTACCCGACAATGACTCCGGAAGACCTGACCGTTTTCTGGAAATCATGCAAAACGCTGAAGGTAAAAACGCCAAAGCAAACCATTAAACTAACTAATTACGGTAATTTCTCTCCCTCCAAAATAACCAACTGGCTGGAAGAGTTCCAGGAGGCTGTAACCGACTCTATTGAACACCATAACCAAACATCGAGCGAGGGTCACAACAATCTGCAGACCTTCCTGCGGTCCAATATTGGGACTCAGGTAATGGAACATTTTGTATCCGCCAACGAGGCACACAGAAGGGCGGAAGAAAAAAGAAAAAAAGAAGAGATCGAAATTAGTGCGAAAAAATTGGACCGGTTCCGGGGAGCTGTCCTGGAAAACTTTTACCGGGAGGCAAATATGCACGACCTGGAATTAAGGGGACTAACCAGCAGAGACATGAAGAGTATATCATTGAATATGGTAAAATATTGGGATGTAACTCCTCCCGAGCAACAAGCAAAAGAATGGGCTCCTATCCTCTACAACGATACGTTGCAGGGGGACAATGAGAGCATGTACTACATGCTGGGTGGAGACTGGAAGAATCCTATGTATAAGTTCATCGAGGGCGAAATAAAAGCTCATGATGAATCTGCGATTGCGAAGGTAAAGGAGGAAGCAAAGAAGAGGTGGGTAAACCGGTTGAAGCTGATCGGCCATGAACCGAAAGGAAAGAATGCCCGGGAGATCATCAAAAGTTGCAATCCGGAGATAATGATCCCCAAGCCAGGTGACTACTATCTCATGGAGGTAGTATGTTACTACATGAACAATATTTACGATTCAGAGGCGTTATAAAAACATAGCCGGAGTAGATAAACGTTGGATGTTTGGTTCTCTCCGGTACGTTCTTTGCACTACTAATCGTTCTTTATAAAAGTCCTGTATCAATTATACAATTGAGAATTCAAAAAGCAACAGGGCTCTCCTCTTTGCAGGCAAGATTAGGGAGAGTCAATAATTATGAAATTAACAATTGGAACAGAAACGTGGTGGCTCGTAGAAGAAAAAAGCTACGTAGCTCACAAGAGACAGGAACCTGGAATTTTCTACTGGGTCAGTAACAATGTGAGGGTTACGAGACCCAGAAAATCGAAGGAAAAATCGATAAGAGATGCAAGAATTCACACCTGCACCAAAGCCGGAGAAAAGGCCCCCAAAGACGAAAAAGGCTTTGAAGCGTACTCCGCTGCCCAGATCGAAGATGCCCTTAAAACGGAAGAAAAAGCCGACTGGTGAACTTGAACTCTTCAAAAAAATATATGATCAGAGGGGTCCATATTGCGAGGAGTGTGGGAAATATGTGGAATTTGATCCCAGTATCTTCTCCCACCGTCACAGTAAGGGGGCTCATCCAGGATTACGCCTTGACCCGGACAACATAGACGTTCTGTGCTGGGATCACCATCAGCAGTGGGAATTTGGAAAAAAAAGAAAAGAAATGAAAATATACAATAACGGGAGGAAAATACCGTTATGATAGTAATCATACGGTTTTTAGGTTAATAATCCCTTCCCTGGTCGGATTGTATCCGGGGGAAGGGACAAGCCGAAAGGCAAAAGTATATTGGTATTTTATGAATAAATAAATTCAAGTATTATGGCAAAACCAGACCCCATTTTTTTCATTGAAACCCTTGAGAAAAGGGAACTCATGGCAGCAATTTTGCTTTCAGGGATGCTATCAAATCAGCAAAAAGGATATCCAGGTATAGATTTGCAAGTTCAAGAAGCGATCAACATTACCGATTTACTCATTGAAAAACTCAATACGAAATGAGCAAAGGCCCATAAGAGGCCAAAAGAGATCCAGACCCAAAAGCCGGAAACGGTATGGAAAATGGATAATTGCCACCAATCCCACGGAAAGAAAACCGGGTGGCTTGAAGAGGGATAAGCTGTGAACAGCACCCCACCGCAAGTACAGTTCTGCGGATATTGGAAAGGGTGGGGTTTTATTGAAAGTTCTTTACTTAGCGATATAGGGGAAGTTGCCAATGGTATTATTACGGATGCACTCAGAGCGGACCAGCGCCACATAGGAACCTGGCATGCGGTGGGAACGCTACATTTACTCTGTCCCGTTTCGGTTAAAATCCGGACCTCTACATTATACCCTTTTCATCATTGCATTCAACCAAGGGGGCGCAATTCCGCGCCCCCATTTAGAAAAGAGATAAAATGAAAAAATATAGGATAGTAGAAAAAGGTGGGAAGTTTTACCCACAAGTAAGGCACGGTTGGTGGTTGTTCCATTATTGGAAGCCGATTAATAGATTTTTCGACGTAGACATTTACAATATTGAAGTCGCTACAGGATTAATTGACCGCCACGCAGCGAAACACAGCAAAGCCGCTACCCAAGTAATTATCCACAAATACAAACCAAAGCAAAAAAATAAAACATTATGAGCGAAGTAATTGGTTCAATAAAAGTAATTGGAGAAGAAAAAGAATTTGGAGTTGTAGACTTCCTTGCAATGAAGCACGAAAACAGGGAAGTCCACGTTGTTAAATGCGAAGATGGGACAATTGGCATTCACACCACCAGAGTAAGCGAGGACGGTGAAAATGTCCATACCGGATACAGGTTTAGCAGGGAGACATTTTCTATGCTGACAGGTGCAATGGTAATGGCTGCTCATGGGTGGAATATTGACATTGAGGGCTTTATGTCCATGATGGCAAACGGTAGCGATGAAATTGAAGTTAATTTTTCCCCACAGTCAAAAGCTTGGGACAACATCATAAGTAAATCTGGTGACTAAACCCCCAAGATTTCTCCAATCCAAAACGTTTACTGACTCTCCCCTGGTGCATACCTTTGTGCTGGGGGTTTTTTTATTCTATTCAATTCATTATCTTTGGGCATGTCCCTATCAAACGTCACAATCTCCCTTGGGATCGATTTCCAGAGTCAAAATGCTCGGATAGTCCTTACGGACTCTTCTGACCTCGTAGCGAATGGGGTAGCTTTGAATGATGCGATAGGGATTGTGGAGGTTGCCAGTGGTGCCGGAACAGTGGCTTACGGGGATCTGGCTGGAACAGTAGTCTGGGATTACGACACCTCCCTGGTAAATGCCATACCTATTATTTTCCCAAAGGATGTAAACGGGGTATTTGTAACTGGCACATACAGCTTCAAAGTCACAATAAAGCAGATCAGCACCGGAGCCACGATCACCCAAACGGTCACGGCCACATTCTGTAATGATGGACCATACCCGGATGTTGACCTTACTTTCAATTGCCTTTGTGGGCCCCTTGTCACAGCAGTAGACTCAACGGCATATTTCCCACCAAACGAAACTCCCTGGTCGATTACAGCTAGGACCCTAACCCTTTACGGACCACAGGGGACTAGCTGGGCAACCACCCTGGCAACCCAGGACAGGATCGACACCGGAAGTAGCTCCGCCTGGTCTGGAACCTATGAGGCGAAGCTGGCAATTACTATCCAGCGAACAATAGGGGCAGTAACAGAAACGTATGTTAGGACTGAAACATTCAAAGGTGAATTTGAGTGTATCAGTGCATGTGAGTTAAAGTGCCTGATGTCCATTGCTAGGAACAGGGTACTTGAGGCAAAAAGCAGGGATAAGGACACTGCTGAGTACACCTACCATAAAGTCAGTTCAAGGGTAACTCATTTTGCTCAATCTCAGGATTGCGGGGACGGGGAAACCATGGCAGCATTGGTATCGGAGATTAAAAACATACTGAATGTCACGGATGGATGCTGTGGGTGTGGAGATGGACAACCCTCCCTGATCAGCCCATTGTGCAGCGGTAGCGGATCCACGGTAACTATTACCCAGGCTGCATTTCTGGATGTGTCTGGTATTCACCCTAATTTTACTATTGGATTGAGTGCTTCAGGCCAGGCAATCCTGAACAACACTTACAATACAAACAATGTAGCCGGCACAGGGATATCAATAACGAGATCCACTGTGTCCGGAAATCCTGACGAAAGAACAGACACAATAAATTCTACGATCGAGCAAGTTCATCGCTGGTCTGGTATTGTAAATATAAACTTCAGTGGGGGAGGCCTGCCTACATACTCTGTTCAGGAGGAGAATAACTACGGTACAAAGTTCAACCCATATAGTAGCTGGACGATCACGAATCTGGCTGGAACGATCCTGGATAACGCGGAGTTCGAGGTTAGTGGATTCCTGGCATCCGGAACAGGCAATGACCCATTTGTTCCCGGAGTTGAAGTAACGACTATCGATGTAGGCGGGAGAGTGGTTCAATATCCTCCTGAGGCATTTGTATTCTACCGGGATGACAGCGTTTTCACTCAAAACTTCCGGGTTGGATTCCGGTGGCCATGGGGCCCCAACATTGACATCCAGTCAATACAGGCTGCAAATATTGCAGTTATAGAGTTAAAAATAACCCTCGACATAAAATGATCGAATTTCTTGGCAATAATGTAGGCTTCATCTACCCGGTAGATTCATCCGGCAACATCATTGGCGGGGGATATGAAAACACCCCCATAAATGCACTTGCTGCCAGGATGAATGGACTAACCAATAGTCCTCCTGTAGGTGAGAGACTGGCTTATGCGGTCCAGGAGGTATCTTCAACCGGTTCGGATACGATCACAAGCATTACCATCAATGGCGTAAACCAGATCAGCAGCAGTGTAGCAATTAGTGGAGTGGTCGCTACCGATATTGCAGCGGTTGCCGCAATGGTGAATAGTAGCACCCCGGCATCCGGCCCCAATTACACGATAAAAGTCCAGGGGAGTACCATGACCTGGTTTGCTTCTCCATCTACCGGCACAACTGCCAATGGAGATGCGATTGCCTATACCCTGACAACCCCAAGCAATTTCACCCTTACTGCTGCCAGTGACACGATCATTCACAGTGGGTCTGACCCCTCTTTGGGATATGACACCCGGAAGTTCATGGCCGGCACCAGGACTTTCCTGGACCCTACGGTAACTGCGGTAAAGGGGACTCTTTCTGCGAGTGCATTTGAGATCACTGAAAGCTTAAACTTAACTGGTGTCCAGGGTGCAACTGATATCCAGACGGTCACATTGACCGGGAATACGATCACATATACGAGGAAGCAACACGCCACACTGATCATTGTCCAGGGCGGTGGAGGAAATCTTGACGTAATTATTGGCAACGGAGCCACGTCTGGAGACACTATCCTCCTGGTGGGCGCTGGTGCCGGAAACGGCTTCACGGCCCGGGACGTAAGTGTGAGCACCACAACGGGGGAGAATTTGTATCTGGACAACCAGACGAGTTATGTCAGCGAGGGAACTCCGAATTTTATCTCACTGATCTACTACAATGACCCGGTAAACGGATTTGTGTACGGGGAGACTGGGCGGACGAACAACACAATAACCGCTGGGAACGTCCGTGCGGTAGCTGGCACAGCACTTCGCCCGGGGAACCATGAGATCACAGTTCCCAATGGTGGCGGCAGTTTTGCGCTTACTCCCGGAAACACAGGGTCGAGTCCCAATGGTTACAATAATCTCCTCCTGCAGGGGAGTCCTACACTTACGAGTGGCTACACTGTTACTGTTGACCCTACTGATGCAGTTGCGGGTGATCAGGGCTGGATCAGCGGGACTGGGAGTGCCATTGACATCAACGGTAACACCCTTACGGTCTGCGGCTATTCTATCAATGCCCAGATTGCCTTAACCGGAGCCTGGAGGGTAGACTGGTCTTATGACGGATCAAGTCTCCACTACAACCTCAGCACCGATCCACAGAAGGCCGACTGGATTATCCAGAGCATGATAGCCGATGATGCGGTAGGGACTGCCCAGATTACTGACCTGAACGTGACCACTGCAAAGATCAATGATCTCGGTGTCACGACTGCCAAAATAGACGATCTTGCCGTAACCACCGCAAAGATAGCCGCCAATGCGGTTGACCAGACAAAGCTATCAGCGGCATTGCAAGCATCACTTGGGACGGGAGTAAATGTTTCCAAGATCACAATCGCAACTGGCGATGTACTTACATTAAACGCTACACCGGTCCAACTGGTAGGACCCCAAGGTGTAGGAACGGTAGTGGATGTCCTCGATGTGGTGATTCGCCATAACTTTATTGGGGTAGCTTACGCCACAAACACGAATGTAGTAGTCAGGACAATCGGCTCCGGTGGATATACCTTCAGGGATACCACGATCATCTCAAATGGGTATATTACCATTCAAAAAATGATTCCAAGGTCAGCTTCTTTAGGCTCAGGCGCTGTTGAAATGATCGAGGATACAGGCATTGAGATTTCAGTAGAGGCTGGAAACCCAACCGCAGGAACTGGCTCAATTGACGTTTATACATTCTGGAGAACAATAACCCTCTAAAAAATACGTTATGAAGATAAAATGTGTGTCTTATTTAATTTCAGACAGTAAAAATGAGACAATTAATCTTCCCCCTTTTAGCATTACTCATCATCCAGGGATGTTCCCTTATTGAACCAATAAACCAAAACGAACTACTGCTTATGCCAGTTCAGAACGAAATATGGATTATTGACACGAAAGTAGATGAGGCAATGTATTCAGATACCCTGCCACTTGCGATAGTGGATAGCGACACTTACACTACTGCTAAAATCAAATTCGAGTCAGGAGTTTTCTTTGTAACTGGGGAACCTTGGGTAAACGGGGCACTGTCTAAGAACATCCCAATTTCCGGCAATTCACCAGGAAACTCACAACTTTTTTTGTCGATCAATTACAATCTAAGGCAGTACGTTAGTGCGAGTTACGACCAACCAACCTCCCAGTTACTAAGGGCCAATAATGAAACAATCTGGTTGAAATGGGACAATTCATCAATCTCTGCCAGAAGATATATTGGGGGGGCAGGTATAAACCCATGGACCCCTGTTTCCCATTTTTGAAAACAGCCTTCAATAACCCCATTTGTTTTTTTTACCCCATCGAGTCCCGGAGAGCAAAAGCCCTTCGGGATTTTTTTTGTACTTCACGCAATAAAAAGAAAACCTATCTCGTTATGGTAGTACTGTTGATTTGATCAAGGGAAGTCTCCGGGCACCGAACCTAGAGCTTCCCACTTCTTTGACTTCCATTGCATTTCTTTTCAGGGAAACCCTCGCTTAACGGTGAGGGTTTTTGCAATAAATAGAAAAAGTGACCGTTATATGAATATGAATATGAACGATCAATATTTGAAATCAGAGATCACAGCTCTAAGGCAAAAGCTGTTCCTTCTTCAAACAGAAAGGGACCTGATACTGAACATTATTAACCAGGCCAACCCTAGAGCGTCTGAGGAGGATTTGGTGGGGAAGTTGATGAGTCTGGTATCTTCTAAGGAAAAACAATTATGACTACTTGGGAAAAGTTGGTTGCATTAGTAAAACAAGATCCGGAGCACAACCCGGCGATTCTTGCATGTAAAGAAATAATTTTGCCAAGGTCATCGGAATGTCCCCCATTACGGGCTATATTTTCCCCCAGGAAAAACCATCCCAACAGGATAACCATATCCTTTAAACTATCCCCAAAAATGGAGATATTCGAGAATGGTGGAGATTTGGGAGTAGAAGATTTCTCCTGTTCAAGGAGGATGACTAAAAGTTTTTTTGACGTACTATACAATAATATAGAAGATATGATGTTATATTAATAGCAATATCTTCCAACCTTAATTTTTAGCCCCTCGGTTCCCAGCCGCAGGGGCTTTTTGTTTTAATTTCTCAAAATGTGTATTTTAGAGGAATGAAAGCAGTATCAAGATTTATCGTTAAGCCAATCCGTGACAATGAAGAATTTGTCCACAATGGCCTAATTTTGCCCCGAAATATGGCAATCCAGCACAATGTTTACGAAAACGGAGTTGTGCGAGGCATTGTCATTGCCAGCCCGGATCCGGACGTTTTTCCCGGAGATGAACTTACATTCGACTACCATTGTATCCCCACCATGAAGGAAGCCCCCAAAGACAACCTGATGGATGAGGAAAATGACCTTTGGGCAATTATCCCGGAAAGTGTCTATTTCGTCACTCATGAAGGAGAGATGCGGGGTTACAACAACCGGGTTATGATTGAGCAGATTTTCGAGCCAAATGAGAAGGTTGTGCCCACTCCCAATGGCCCGGTAACTCTTCTGACCACCACCCAACCAGAGCAGGTGGCAAGCAAGTCCAAGGTGATCCGTGACGGATTCGGATTAAAGAAGGGGGATATCATCTGGCACATGCCCGGAACAGACATCCCTATCAAGAAAGATGGGGACTGGTATATCGACAAGGCGGATATTTTTGCCGTAAATGGCTTGGAGGTACTTGACCACTATGCCTTGGTAAAAGTTGACGGTATCGTAGTTGACGGAGCCTTCCGGGAAGATGCGTACATGCATGGAGGGCTGGTTGTTTTCACCAAAAAGAAAAACGGTCCCAGAAATGGGGTAGTATATAAGTCTGGACCTAACTCCATGGTAAAGCCCGGTGATCGCGTTTCTGTGGACTATGCGGTTCCGGATGTATTCATTGATGGGGAGAAATACAAGCTGTGCTATAACAAAAATGCAGAATCAATATTCTTCAAATGGGCCAGTTAAGCGAAATGATATTCCCTCCGGTAGAAAACATGCTGGAGGAGTACCCGATACTAACAAAGTTCCCTGAAACCAAGGATCTGGAAAACGATCAGCTTAAATACCTAAGTCTTTTTACGGACCCAAATTCAATCATAAGCCAAAAGATTCTTGACCAGAGAGTAGAGGATTGCCGAATTGAATCCGGATATAAAGGCGAGGTGGATAGCGATTGCATGCTGGATGCCATGACCAGGATGTTGTACCTGGCAGACGATCTCAGGTTCAACAGATGGGTTTCTCTTCGTATGGCGTACTCAAATATTCTTGAGCGGTTAAGAAAGCCTGTGGATGAGACTGAGATAACCGAGGACGGAAAAACGAAGCACCTTGATGAGGACAAAGTGATCCGGTCATATGCTATTTTCGGTAAGTGTTCTGAAATTTCAAAGGAAATGCAGACCGAGATCATTGAACTTGAGACATATCTATTCCCCAACTCAAAGGTGAAAAAGGACATTTTGGTAAATGTTGGCAGACACTCAGTTGAGAGCCTTATATGAATTATTACCGGAGATCATATGGGAGGGTAGCTAAAACCCGGGATATAGGGCTTGACCCTAAAGATCCTGATTATACCATAAATATCCCTGAACCTCCACGCGACAGGTCTGATATATACAACTTCAGAAAGAAAACCAGGGACCAAAAGTGGGAATGGGAGGACAAAGAGGCGAAATTTGAATCCCTGCCAGAGGCAGAAAAGACAGAATGGCTCCTTGAGGAGATCAGGAGAAGGAAAGAGGGGTTCTGGTTCTTCAATAACGGGGTCGCCACATGGATTACCGGACATCATTACTTCTATCTCCAGTACATGATCATGGAAGGGGGTATCCGCCCAAATTATCGGGACAGGGATACCAAATTCTTCTATGTATGGGACCTCTGTGAGAAGGATCCCAACTGTCAGGGACTTGTTTACGCCAAAATGCGCCGGGAGGGCGCTACCACCAAAGCAGCAAGTATCATCATCAATACGATGACAATGGTACGTAATTGCAACGCTGGGATACAGTCTCAGACAATGGCTGATGCCAGCAAGTTCTTTGACCGGGTTGTGGATGCCTATTTCGACCTTCCCCAGTACTTCAGACCCCAGACATCCGGCAGTACCAGGCCAAAAACAAAGCTGGAAATGTTTGAGCCCAGCCAGATGATCACCTATAAAAACAAGGATCATGTAAACCAAAAGAAGAACAGGGCCCTTAAAAACACCATTGATTACAGGTCCACGGACAAGTCCAGCTACGATGGTCACAAAATGAAGATCTATATTCATGATGAAGCTGGTAAAATAAAGGTTCCCAACAACATCATAAAGACCTGGGCAGTGGTAGGTCCTGCTATGATGGAGGGTAAGAATATCCTTGGGAAAGCTCTGATTCCATCTACTGTGGGTGAGATGAGTAAGGATGGAGGGGTTCAGTTCCAAAATCTGTACCTGGCCTCAAATATCAAAGATGCAGAGGCTGGCACAAACTGGCGAACAGGATCTCATCTTTACCGTCTATTCTTGCCTGCGGATGAGGGTTACGGTGGATTTATCGGAGAGTACGGAGAATCTATATCTGGTCCACCAACAAAAAGCCAACTTGCCTGGCTGAGGAAAAAGGACCCAAAAGCAGAAGAGGGCATTGGAGCCCGGCAGTATATCCTGAATTCCAGGAAGAACATTACAGAAGATCTGCTGGATGAAAGAATCCGTCAGTTTCCATTAAATGAGGCTGAACTGTTCAGATGGGCTGAGAAAGATTCTCCGTTCAATATCAAGAAGGTGATTGACCAAAAGTCATTCATCCTTGAGAACCCCAAAAAACTCCCGAGCCAAAGGTATCGACTTGAATGGGAAAACGGAGTTAAATTCTCGAAAGTAATTGCCAAGCCTGATTCCAACGGGAGGTACAAGATCCGCTGGATGCCCCCATCAGAATGGTTAAATAAAGTTGATTCAAGAAGGAAACCCCAAAATGCCCACAGGTTTGCAGCGGGGGTTGACCCATTTGGGATCGATGTGGTAAAAGGCAAGGGGTCCAATTGCTCTGTGGAGATTTATATGTATCCAAATGAGGATGTTGATGACTACGCCGCAGGTGATGAGATAGGCTGGGTGAGTGATAATTTTGTAGCCAGCTATACCTACAGGGCCCAAACCACATCCCTTATGAATGAGGATATCCTAAAATTCCTCTGGTTTTTTGGGTGTCCTGCATTGATTGAGCGAAACAAAACGGTTACGATCAACTTCTTTAAGAATGATAGACTTGGTGGATTCTCCCTGGACCGGCCAGAAAATACGAAGTCTGAGTATAACAAGAAGAGGGCTGAAGACAAGGGTATCCACTCAGACAAGAAGGTGATTGAGCAGTACACTGTTACTCTTGCAGAGCATTTTGAGAATAATTGGCGTAGATACTGGGATTATGAGGGATTGGAAGATATGGAAGGATTCGACCCATCAAAAACCACTGATTCTGACCAGACGGTAGCCAAAGGTTTGGCATTATTGGCTGCGAATAGACGCAAGCCCAAGAGGGTCAACCTACCCGGGGATAAAAAACTTAATTTTTTCCGTATCTTTGACAAGAGCGCATGAATGAGCAAAACGGATATCCAAGCGACTTCGTATCAAACGAAGAGAAAGCTACTAAAAAATACGGGCTGGATTACGCCAAGGCCATGTATCAGGAATACCAGATGCATGGTGCCAACTTGTTTTCCAGGGCAAAGCAGAGGTATAAAGAGAACCAAAGGTACAGAATGGGTACTCAGGACAATTCAAAGTACAAGAAACACTTTGAATACCTAAAGTCAGTACTGGGAAACAATAAGACCCTTTTGAACCTTGATTTTGAGATCGTATCCCCTCTACCTCAGATTATTGATGTGATAATTGGCTCCCTTGAGAAAAGGGGCCTGAACGTCACATGCAAGGCCACTGACCCGGAGGCAGACAATGAAAGGATGAAGTACATGGAGGAGACCAGGGCCTTCATGGGCCTGGTAGAAGAGGGGTGGATACAGAGTTTCCGGGAGGCAATCGGGGCCCCGATGCCGGATATATCCAAGTTACCAAAGGATGAGGAGGAATTAGAGGCTAAGATGACCTACGATTTCAAGACTCCTTATGAGATCATGGCAGAAACTGGAATCGACATGGTATTCCAGATGAATGAGTTCATGGAAGAATTCAAGCGTGTAATTGATGATCTGGCCACAACCACACTAGGAGGCACCAGGACATATTTGGACTCAAAAGGGAGGGTGGTCACAAAACGGGTTGACCCCAAACGGGCGATTGTTGATTATACAAATGACAATAAATTCGGGAACATACGCCACTGCGGGGAAATATTGGACATGCAGGCCTCCACTCTCCGGGAACTGGCCGGTCAGGAAATATCCGAGGATGAGCTGAGGCAGGTAATTGAGCAATACGGATCATCCGCAATGAGCCAGTCCAGCCAAGGATTTTCCCAGGGGTCTTTGAATAGCTACTACGAGAACGGAAAGCCATATGATGCATTCACTGTGAAGGTGATGTATTTCTGTTTTAAGCGCAACAACAAGAAAGTTTGGAGAAAAAAGGACACAAAGCTAGGTGGTAAAATGCTCCGTCCCGCAGATTATGGGTACAAACCATCTGGCAAGAACAAGAGGGAAGAGATTGACTACACTGTTTACTACGAAGGATTTTGGATAGTAGGTACTGATCACATATTTAAGTACAAGCTAGGGGAGAACATGGCTACCAAGCCTGGATCTATCTCAGAATGCGTACTTCCGTTCCAGTTCTACGGAATTGGCATGGTAGACGGAGACAGCAAGTCTATTGTCGAACGGGCGAAACCACTGGTAGATGACTACATGATCTACAGGCTCAAGCTGATGGCTGCAGTATTGAAGTCACCTCCTCCTGGATTCGTAGTTTCCCCGGAGGCAATTGCCAATGTAATGAAGGGTGACGGGGAATACTTTGAGCCAATAGAGGTGATTGAGTTGTATATGGGGACAGGTGTGGCACTAGCGGCCAGTCGGAATGATGCAGGTGAATATGTAGGTGACTCATTTAAGGAGCTGAGGGGAGGGCTACCCCCGGAGGTGATGCAGTACACGGAGCTGTTGTCAAACAAAATCCGGGAAATTGAGGGGATATGCGGAACCCAGCAGGTTCAGAGCATTGCCCCGGAAAGGCAGAGCGTTACCGCCACCAAACTGAGTGTGGCTACCAACTCAAATGCCATACAGGCCATTGTTGCTGGATCAGAGTTTCTGGCAAGAAAGACTGGTGAGAGAATATTATCCATTTTACAGTTGATGGTTCAGGATGGAACTATCAGGAAATATGTAAATGGTATCGGCTCCTCTAATGGGAAGATGGCAGAACTAACAGCCGATATACGGATGCATGACTTTGGTATCTTCACTGAGTTTGAGCCGGACGAGAATGAGTGGATGCTATTAGAGCAGGCAATGCTTAAGCAGCTTGAACTCCGGGAGACTGGTGGGAAGCCTGGCCTTGATATGGAGGACTATCTATACATCAAGGGCATCAGGAACGTAAAGAGAGCCGCTATGGAATTCCGCAGGCGGCTGGATGCAAGGAAACGGGAAGCCCAGGAACAGGAACAGAGGATGGAGCAAATGAGATCCCAAACCGGACAGGAGCAAATCCAGGCTGCTGCCCAAGCGGAGATCGAAAAGACAAAGGCCATAAAGGAGATTGAGGAGCAGTATGCTGTGGCTGAATTCGAGAGGAAAAAGGAATTGCTTCAAATGCAGCTAGACCTCGCGGCCCAACAAGCTATACAGGTCCAGAGCCAGAAGTACGAGATGGAGTACATGAGGGATGACATGAAAGAGGGTGAAAAGCGCGAAACTGAACTTGAAAAGATTCGTGCAAAAGGCGAAGAGGACAGGAAAACTAAGGAGATGGACAACGAATCCAAAGAAAGAATAGCTGCCAGAAATGCCCAAAAGGCAACTGCAACGAATTATCAATAATTTTTATTATATTTACACAGTATTAATATGAGTGAAAACGAACAAAGTACATGGGAGGACACCATTTTTGGTGACCAGGGGCCAGGAGGTCAAAATCTTGGCGATCTACCACCAGATGATGTTACCCCTCCCCCTGTTGTTGATGCTCCACCAGTAGACAGCACCCCACCGACTGATGCTCCACCCGCTGATGTTCCTGCGGATACGCCAAAAGACACCCCCTTTCTTTCTGGGAAGTTTGAAGGGATTAATTCAGAGGACGACATTGCCAGAATCCTTTCCGAGAGGAACGAATTTGAGCAGAAAGTCCAATCCTACCAGCCCCATAAGTACAATCACCACCTGGCGGAGGCGATTGATAAGTATGTAGAGGCCGGAGGTACGAATATCGAAGGGTTTCTTCAGGCGAGAAGCATAGAGCCTGACAAGTTGAGTGACAGGGAGGCCCTGCTGCAGTGGAAGATCATGGATAAGCCGAACCTTAGCGCAGAGGATCACAAGATTCTCCTTGACCACGACTACCCTGAGCCCCAACCTCTGACTGAAGAGCAGAAAGAGGAGATGACCGATTCGGAAATCAAGCAGTACGAAGATGCTCAAAAGGCCATCAAGGTAAAGCAGGTACTTTTGAAGGACGAAGCGGCCCAGGCCCGAAAAAAGTTGTCCGATTTAAAGACTCAGCTTCAGTCACCTGAGAAGAAGGTTGATCCAGAAGTGGAAAGAAACCGGCAGCGGTACATTGCTGACGCAACTAAGGCAACGTCTGAATTTAAGGGACTTGAGGTCCCGGGAGAGATCCCATTCAATGTAGCCATGAGCGACAGCGAAAAAGCCCAGGTACAAAAGATTGTAGAGGATCCAAACACTCTTTGGAGCTTACCTGCATTCCGAAACCAGGATGGATCGGTTAATTTCAATCACGTTCTTTCTGTAATCCAGTTTGCAAGCAATCCCGCTTTGCTGAAAACAGCAGGCGAAAACTACATGGCGGCGGCAGTGGAGAAGTTGAAAAATGACATCCAGAATAAGTCAACTCCTGGAAAGGGAGCTGACACGCCACCTGCAAACAACATAAATGAACCATGGATGACCTCCGTGGGAATCACCTAATTTACAACATTGTAACCACACGATACACATGGCACAGCCAACAGTAACCCCCATTACTACTTATGACGTAGTAAATACCAACAACCCGGGTCTTCATCGACCCGATGTACTCAAAAAACTTGTCGAGAAGTATCCCGGATCTTACGGGAGAAACATGATGCAGTTTTATGACTCTATGGGATTTTCCATGGAGGCCAACAACGTCACCTTTGAGTGGTGGGAAACAGACTTTATTCAGTCAGAACTTGAAGTAGAGGCAACCGGATACGGTCCTGCTGCTGGTCCTGGACTCGGACTCACAGTAACCCTGGCCGCAGCATCTCACGATGCCTCCGGAACCCGCTCCCCAATGCAGCAGGACGACACCCTGTTGATCAAGTCAGGGGTGGACATCATTCCCGTCAGGATCAGGGCAGTAAACAAGACTGTTAATAATGCCCACACCTTTACTATCTACCCACAGGAAGATGGTGATACTATTCCCGCTATCGCTGGTGGAGACAAACTGTTCCTGGCTTCCCGCCAACGTGCGGAGGGTGTAGGTCAGCCAGAGGGCAAGACCCCTGTTCTCACCAAGTACGATAACGACCTGGAAATCATCGATGCTTCCTACCGGATAACCGGCACCGAGATGAAGGTGAAAATCTGGCCTCAAGTGCAGACCGCTGGTGATGGAGGGATCAAATACCCTTCCGGAGCAAGTGTCCCTGCTGGCGGCAACTACATCTTTGTAAAAGGTGCAGATGAATCCTATTGGAACTATGAGGATGCGAAGGACAATGCGCTTCTCCACCATAAGCGCACTGACAACTTCTTCAACATGGGTGATACCGCCCGATCTACTAACGGATTAATCCCTGAGATTATTGCAGGCGGAAACACATGGTCCTGGTCTCCCGGCAATATTTCTATCCAGTGGATCGATCAGCTCACCAAGCAGATCAAGCGGAAGTTCGGTGCGAAGAATTACCACTGCTGGTTGGGAATCGACCTGTACCAGGAACTGCAGAACTTCTTTGCAACTGCATTTACCAATGGGGGGATCAACTACGCATCTTTCCTGAGCCGTGAGGATGTGGCCCTGGCCTACAAGTTCCGTTCCTTTAAGAAGACTGAGATTCAGTTCAACTTCAAGGAGTACGAGAAGTGGAACCATCCCAAGACCTTTGGAAACACCAACTATCGTTTCAGTGAAATGGGACTCTTCATCCCAACTGACACGGTAATGGATCCCAAGACCAACGTAACCACCCCTGGTATGTGTCTGCGCTACCTGCCTGGCCGGAAGAACTTCCAATGGTCCACAGGGGCCTGGTCCAGCCAAAACAAGACAGAAATTGATGAGTTGAACATCCACTGGAAGTGCGAGATCGGAATCATGGTTCCGGCCCGTAACCGCTACTGGTTGATTCGTCCATCTTCTTAATTGTAACCCAAAAGGGGGTCGGTCCAGCACCGGCCCCCATTTTTAACCCACAGTATTATGTTGACTACAACTACAAAATTACGGGATGATTATTCAAAGTGCTATGCTGGCACCATCCCCTCTGCCCCCAAATCAGGAACCGCTATCTTCAAGCTATCCCAGGGGTCTCGCATTCACACCCAGCTTAATGGGATGAGCCGCGAGAAAGTTGAGAAATTCCCTGGCATTGCAGATCTTCCCCAGAAGGACATCATCATCGATGGGGATGGCAACCACCATCATATCCATATTCATGGAGGCATGAGAACCCGGGTGAACCCTGATGGGACAGAGGTTGAAACATTCCACTACAATTACCCTGTATTCACAGATGGTTTACTTAGGGTAAACACCAGGACCCAAAGGCCATTGTATGAATACATGATGGTCTGCAACTACCGGACAGATAATCCCCATCGCGATGAAAGCAAACTGGGTTTATTCTACTACGTAGATGAAGAGAGCATCAAAGAGAAGCAGGTCAAGGAATACCGGGCCAAGAAGGATTTTGAATCCAGGGTCTGGAACCTGGACGATATTGTAACATCCGTTGTGGCTGACAGATTCAGCTACAATGTTCAGGGAACCCCTGAATATATCCGTCAGTACATCATTGAGGATGTGGTGAATATGGAAGAATACCATGCCAGGGTACGCAAGATGAACGAAATTTCAAACTTCATCCTGAGCCCCGAGTTCCGTACCTGGAAGCAGGTTTATAAGGCACTTGACCATGACCGGATTGAGTTCCATAGTCAAACAAGTACCTGGAAATACAAGACTGGAACCAAGGACGCAATTTGCGAGGTCCCTCCTGGTGAGACTGACAGTGAGCAGTACCTGGTAAATTTCCTTGGAGATGACAGAAACCGAAGCGCAAAGACAGCATTCGGCAACGTATTAAAGGGCATTAAGCCCCAAAAATGATACTGTGAAAAGGGAGTGGGTGTGAACCCCTCCCCACAGTACACATAGCCCGACTGAAAAGTTGGGCTTTTTTTGTTATATTTGGGTGTGCAACGCATCAATGTAAATAACCTAAAGGATACAGTTGAAACTCTGTGGCTGCGTAAGAAGCAGTCCGGATCATTCACTCCGCAGGAATTCAATCTGGCTATCAGCGCTGCCAGCAAGGAAATGTTCTCCAAGCGGTATGGGTTTCTATCCCAGAAGATGAGAAATCCAGCATCGAGAACTGGGTGGGAGTCTGAGCAGAAAATACGGGATGATATGCACTACCTGCTGGAGCGGGAATATAAGACCGTTAATTCTATGGGCCAGGCTGACTACCCGGAAGAATACGTCCACATATCCTCTTTAAGGTACAGATATTATGTTAATATTGACTGCCCAGCTACCGAGGACCCGGGCCTGGTTCCTCAGTTCATAAATATCGACATACTATCTGATGGTAGGTTGGCAGAGAGGCTGAGTGCACCTGACCGATACAAGCCTACAAAGAAACATCCAATAGCTCAGTTATTCGGCGATGAGTATATTCAGGTTTACCCTACTGATTTACAGAGGATAGAGGTCAATTACCTAAGAATGCCAATAACTCCCGTTTGGGGTTATACTGGTACAGGCAACTCAAAAACATATGACCCTACCACCTCAACTGATTTTGATTGGCCGGAGCAAGTTGAGATGGAGCTTGCCCTTATTGTTTTAAGGAACATGGGCATCGCTATCCGAGAGCAGGAGATCACGCAATATGCAATAGCCATGGAGGACAAACAGGCATGACACTTGAAGAAAGAGCATATCGGGTAATGAGGAGGCTGGAATCCGGAGACATTCCCAGGGATCACACATGGGATATCCGTGAGATCATGGACTCTATTGCAGATGCCAGGGATGACCTGATGATGCAGTACGTGGAATCTCAGAGAAACAAGGAGGGATTCAATATCCCAACTGAACTGGTGAGCTGGTTCAAGAACATTGAGGTAAAAGAGGATACTGACCTCAAAAAAAAATACATAACTCTTCCTGGTGGATTTGCATCCCTTCCATTCGATCAGGGGATTTATCATGTGAGTGACATGGATGACCCGGAAGACAATTACAAATTATCGACCGGTGGGCCCCAGGGCCTTTTCAGCAATATGGTGAGTAAATTCACTAAGTTCTGGTATGAGTCTCATGAGAATGAAGGACGACTGTATTTCAGTAACCTTTCCCAGTACACGGATAAGATATATCTAGGAATGGTGGTAAGGTCCGGAGATGTTCCGGAGGATGCCCCTTTGCCCATGCTATCCTGGATGGGTGGCCGGGTAGAGGATATTGTATTCCAGAGGTACGGTGGACAGGTTCCACAGGACAACATAAATAACACAACCGATGTCGGGAAAGCAGTATAGCCCATTTGACCAGGTAACCCTTGATGAGGTGGTAAAGGATGTTTGTATTGAATTGTTTCAAACAACTGACACTCACCATTATGAGCGTTTTATGAGGTTTGCAGAACGCGGAGCCAGGGATTTGGCTTTTGATGTTGCGAAGGGACACAAGGAGGTAGACTTTGTTCTGGACGACCTCCGCAGGGCACCTCTGCCGGATGATTATGTGGGCTATGTTGGGATTGGTCGCAGGCACGAAGGATTGTTCGTCCCTTTACACTACTCACCCCGGATTCTGTTAACCATGTCCAGGGATAATTGCGGGAATAACGAACCCCACCCAATGATCACAGATGCCTTATCCAACTACACATACGTCAGGAACGGACAGTCTACAGGCAGGGTTTACGGTCAGCAGGGGGGTGATGACGAGGCATATTTCAATATTGACAGGGAGAATCAACTGATTATATTTAGTGCTCCTGGTCCATTTGAGAGAGGAGAGCAATTGGTACTTCGGTACAAATCTGATGGGATTTCCACAAACACCACTGTTCACAAATATTCAGCGGAGGCCCTAATTGAATTTATCCACTGGAGGAGAATAAAAGGGAACCCAAAAAGCACCCGGGGAGAAAGGCAGGACGCGAAGAGAGACTGGCAGGACGCGAAGTCCCGGGCCCGTTTGAGGATGAGCAGGTTCAGCATAACCGACCTGATCCAGGCAATCAGAAACACTCAATCCCTGGCAAATAATACATAGTGAATGCCAAGAGAAGTAATAGAAACGAGTAGACACTTGTTCCTTCAGGGGGGCATGAATCGGGATGACAATCCCTGGAACAACCGAATATTTATTCCTGGTGACTACATCGATGCCCAGAATATCCGAATATTCTCCACAAATGGCGGGAACAAGAATGTGCTGGAAACGGTTCGGGGGAATGTGGAGATCTTGTTTCCTCTCCCTTCCGGAAGGAATAAAGTTATCGGATGCTACGAGGACACCCAGGAGGTATCTGTGGTATATTTCGTATGGAACGAGAACTCCAACCACATGGTCCTGAGATATTACCCTCAGTTCGGGGTAAATGGAGAGGTCCATCTTCTTTTGCAAACCCCGGAGCTTAATTTTTCTACTGACCATCTTATTCAGGCCTCCATGGTGGATTCAATGACCACCTGGACGGATAAATTCAACGAGCCCAGAAAAATAAACGTAGGGAAGGCAGATGATGTGGGGAAGATTGACGAATTCAATGCATACTTTCTTCCTCTTCCGAGCAATGCCACAAGCAGGGATCTGGCGATTTCGGTATCGATTAATGGAGCCAGCGTATATTCCGGGGCACTAAATATCCCTACTACTGATACATTCCCTGAATTTATCATTGCCCTTGCTGCGGCCTGGCCTTCGGGGTCCCAGCTCACGGCGGAGGCCTGCGGGAAGGTACTTAGGCTGATTGGCACCCAAACAGGGATTTATTCTGTGAATATCGGCGCATCGGACAATATTCCACCCAGTCAGGTAGCGGCCAGTCCTGTTCATGTTCAGATTCAGAACCGGTACACCGGTTTTAACAAAGACATTCTGGACGCAAAGAAGGTGCCTCCGATGTGCCCCCCTACGATCACCTATGAGTTTGACAGTAACCGTCAACAGAATTTATTAGAGGACAAGGTATTTCAGTTCAGGCTGAGATATCGGTACGATGATTACGAAATAAGCACCTGGTCGATCATAAGCGACACAAAAGCCGACCTGGCGGGATGCCTTAATCTTGGCAGTGCCAACAATTGCATAAATGTTGATTTTGACGATTCCCGGTTGACAGATACTGACTGGCTGTGCATCATCACTCATGTAGAGGTAGCGGTCAGGGAATCAACTCCAACGGGATGGTCTGCCTGGCGGAACGTAAAGACCCTTGGGCAAGAGGATTTCGTCCTGAACCGCACCTGGAAGTTTTACAATGACCAGATAGGATCTGTTATCACCAATGCTGAGTCAGGAAAGAAGAATGATGCCTTTCCAATCAAGGCCAGGACGATTGCTGATGTAATTGAGGAGGGGGGGCAGACTGAGAGGAGGTTTTACGGAAACATTGTGGAGGGGTACGACAATGAATGTATCACCCTGAAGCCTATTTTAGGAATAGATGACAACGTGGGGCCAGGAGGCACAACCGGGACGGTAAGGGCCACTGTCAGGTTTGTGTCGTTACACAATACCGATCCGGATTTTGTCTGGAACCAGTGCATTCACGATTATGGCCAGGGTCCTGTTTATGGGGGAATTGGGCCAAGCGGTAGGAGCAATGCAACTCACACAAATGGTCAGAACATCCCAGAGAAGGGGGTAATGGTTTATAGTGCAGGCACCAATGCGTCTTCCCTTTCCCGGCAAACCACCTTCACAACAAGCGGCGGGGTGTCTCCGGACCTGCTTGATGACAATGTGTTTGATACCTCCCAATCCGGAATCACGACCAATCCGAATAACTACTATGGCTTGGCTGCGGTCCAATCTGGCATCAATGAGAGGATTGTCGTAAATGAAGTAGAGGTCTCAAACCTCCGCCCTGGCTGGAATGTAATCCGGGTAGCGGACCCCAGGTGTTCATTTGGAGACACGCTTGCACTTGGCAATAGCTTTGACTACAATCAGTCTTTTGAAATTTGGCAAAAAACCAGCGCAGATACTGCCCAGGTGGGAAGCATTACTGGAAACCCTAATATTATTCCTGGAAGGAGTGAGTGCCTAGTATTTGTGCCGGCCACTGGCGGGGTGATTGATATCGGAGAAATCCTGATTGTAGACCACACAGACCCTCTCGATTTAGGGAATATAATTTACCGGGGAATCTTATTGGACAATGACGGAACCCCTCCCAATCCAACTGGTAACTTTCGGGAAGGAGCTACCATGGAAAAGCAATTGGTGGCAATCGTTCCCCAGAGGAACAACGGAACAGTCCTTAACTGGGTTCCACTGTCCCTGACCTGGGGGATTGTGATTTCGACTGATATCATTACCTGGTACAATGCGGGGGTTACCTATACGGACCATAACGGATGCTATCATTTCAGTATCTCAAATGGATCCAACACTCCTGCAGGTCTTGGTCAGATAAAGGGTGGTGCGCTGACAATAACGAGCGACCCCAGCAATCCTTCTGGAACATTTTTACCCGGACCAAATAGCTTGAACCCGCTTCATTTCCAAACTTTACAGGACTTGAACGATGGGTTTTACGAAGGATTGTTTGAAGGAACACTCACTTCCAAAACCATACTGGATAACACGGTAGGGGCATACGATTATGTTTTCTACAATCACGAATCTACCCTTACCGAAAAAATAAGAACCCATATTATCGGTGGTGCCAATTCTGTGTCCGGATCTCCGGTATCGGGACTATTGGTTGCATATCAAAACGGAAGATGGGCCCTGACTGACCGGAACGGGGATTACAATATCCTTGCCTACGGGGATGTGATCGCCAACACCAATGACCGGCAGACAGACATGGTGTACCTGAACTACTGGGGTAGCTGTATCGCCACTCTAAACATATCAACCCACCTGGCAATCATAACCCAGTTTAAGTCAAATGACCTGTTCAGTGACGGTGTTCCGTACAGGATTGCAAGAACTACGGTAACCGCTTCGGGATCAGGCACCATCCGGTCCCACAAAAGAGGAGGATTTTTCAAATATGCAGCAGTACTTCATGACGCTCTCAACCGGGAAACCGCAGTTATTGGATCAATCGATATACCTATTCCCCACTATTACGAGGATGTCCTGGAATACGGAATTGGTACAGTTTCCCAAAGGCTATACGGAAGACCTACCCTCTCCCTGGAAATTCTGGGAGATGTACCCATTCCGGAACATGGAAGATTCACCCATCTCTCAATTGTAAGAACCCCCAATCTCAGGACCAACTTCATGGTTCAGTGGGCAATAAACGAGGTTCTATATGTGACAAGGTGGGACGACACCTCAAATGCTCCGATAACAACCTCGTTTGGAGCGGGAGATGCCAGGGAGATTTATATTTCCATTGAAAACATCAAGCGGTATGCAGATGAACATAGTTCTGCGGATACCCAGGTTGCATATACCTTCTCACGGGACAATCAGGACTTCATAGAGATCCTGAAGGATGAACTTGGCAACAACTACAATGAACAGTTCAGATACCCTATCAGGTTGACCCGGGTGGCGACTACTGGTGGTAATACCCAGACCTATATAGTGATTGATTATCAGTCATCCCTACCAGAGTTAAAGCCTGGAATGATGATAGAGATCACCACTCCTAAAAACAGGGAGGAAATAGATTACTACTACGAGATTGCCAGGTGCATACCTATAAATAATCCATACAGCCAGAATCCAACATGGTCACAAACAACCATTGATTGCACTGATGCTGGGGATGTATACTTTCTTTCACGCGAAGTTCCGGTAAATGTAAATACAGGGCAGGCGGTAAGGTATGTATTTGACTCTTACGAGTCTGAGCACATCAATGACTTCTGGTATTCTAAATTTGACGGTAAGGGAAGATCAAATATAATCACAGATGCAGCCAGGCAGATTGACAGGACTAATTATGTTGTTTTTTCAAATCCATATTTGCCGGACACGAAACTGAATGGCCTAAGTTCCTTCGAGCCACTATCCGGAGCCCCGTTATCAAAAAAATATGGTGACATTGAGAAGATGGCCATGGTCAATCAGGTTCTTCTTACTATATGCAGGTTCAATACGGTGTCTATTTACCCTGGTAGGGCCATGTTGCAGGGTCAAAACACCCAGTTACTCATTCTGGCCGACCGGGTAATAGCTTCTGTCCGGGAGCAGGCCGCAAACCTTGGCACCCATAATCCGGAATCTTTCATTGTAGAGGAGGGGAATGCTTACTGGTTTGATATGTACCGAGGCATTGTAGTCATGTATGGGTACAATGGACTGCAGGAAATATCCCATAACAAAATGCAGTCTTACTTCAAGGACAAGGGAGAAGAGAGATATGGGAGGTACAGAAACGCCCGGGTTTTTGGTGTTTTTGACCGAAGATACGAGGAATACATATTGGCCTTTCAAAGAGTGGAGGTTCCGGACCCGGCCAATCCTGGCGAAGTGATCACAGAAATTCCTTACGAAACAATAGCTTATCACAGACCAAGCCAGAGATGGACCCATAGGTATTCATTTGAGCCTGATGCCATGTGTTCGCTGGGACCACAGATATTGTCATTCAACGCTGGATCGATTTGGTTGCACGATATTGGCAATAAATGGAACAGTTTCTACGGAATCAGCGCTCCTGCCATATTCAAAATGGTGGGTAATATCTTCGCATCCAAGAACAAGGTAATGGAGGTGGTGACCCTGGAAACTAACGATCCCGGGTGGTATGCTCCTGAAATAGTCACTCCGGAATATATTGACCAAGACAAGAGGCGGGTCCCCCAGCAGGAAACTTCCATAACTATGGATGATTTTGTTTCAAAGGAAACGAATTTATTGACCGCAAGTATCAACAGGGACACTACCTCTTCCGGTGGGCTAGATAACGGAATCGTAATGCGGGGGCACTACATCACAGTAGAGTTGAGGAATGACGAAAGTGATGACCAGGTGATTCTGTATGAGGCCAATATTTATGATGAGGCATCCGAATGGTCTGCGAGGTAAAGTCCCCAAAAAATATTATCTTTGGGTATGGACCCACTCACAATTGCAGCAATAGCAGGTAAAGGCATTCAGGCTGGACATCAGCTATATTCTTCATACACCCAGAAGAAAAAGGCAAAAGAGCTTGAAAAGACGCTGAAAAGGCCCACCTACACCCCGCCAACCGCTGCGAGGGAATCATTGGGCATTGCCCGGGACCAGGCCCTTGACCCAAGGATGGCTGGGCAGTCCCGCATGGAGGATGCCGCCCGGGGAAACGCAGGGGCATATCTTCAGTCAGTAGTTCAGTCTGGTGCGGGATCCAATGCAATACTGGGTGCCGCAGGTGGATCTCAGCGCAATCTTGACGAGGCCCTTGGCGGCATCAACCAAATGGCCGCAACGCAACAGGAAAGGGACCAGAGAAACCTTCAGGGGGAGCTGGGCCGTTACGCTCAATATCAGGACCAACAATGGGATTACAATGAGCGTCAACCCTACGAGGAAGGTGCTGCAGCACAAAGCGCATTAACAGAAGCCTCTAACAGAAACCTAAGTGGAGGCATAGGCGCATTTGCCGGACTGGCCTCTGCTGCATCTGGGCTCATCCCAGGACAGACAGGAACGAGTGAGAATCCGGTTGCAAACGTGACATCACCACAGCCATCTATGCCTGTAAACGCAGGTGCTTCCGTACCAATCCAATTGGGTCAGCAAGAACCTGCATTTAAGCCGAAGAGCTACTTACCAGGCCAGGAAAAGTTTGAGTTGAGCAAGAACATGATGATGAGAGCGAACATTCCTCGTCCTGAGTTATTTACACCAGTAAAGACCAATACCCCCTCTGGGCTACCCTCTCCCGGTCAGCTTTACAACCCATATGAGCAGCAGCAGATAGCTAAGTACAAAGAAGAACCCGTCATTCCCCTATACGGCGGAACCGACAACCCATTTCAGTACAAATGAGACCAGGAATTCAGGACGTATTTCAACAGCAAAGCGACACTGGCGGAGCATATGTTCTCCAGACCGACCAGGGAGATGTACTGGGTGATCTCAAGAAGAAGGCCCAGCAGCTAAAAGCTGACGAAGCTTCCCAGCAGCAGGCGAAAGCCCAGCAGCAGGCCGACAAAGACAAAGCATATGCAGACCTTACCTGGGAGGCAGCAACACCATACAAGAATCATGTTCCCTATTTCCTTGAAAGAGAGAACTCTGTAAAGAAGGCAAAAGCCAGCTTGCAGGCCCAGGGTAAGAAGATAGATGACATGACCGATCCGGCTGTGTTTGCATTTCACAAAATGAAAGATGATTATTTGGTAGAGGCCCAATCGAGTGCTGACCAGATAAAGTTCATTCAGGACACCAATAAGATGCTCCTTGAGCACAAAAAGGATTTCGACCCAGAAGCAATTGCCCAGTGGAACAAGTACACCCAACTCCCTTGGGAGGAAATGCAGAAAACTCCCGTTCCTGACCTTCAGCCAAATATTGACGAGGCTACTTTCTGGAAGAATCACTTCACGGACCACCTAAAGGGAAATGTGGATGCTCATGCCTATATGGCTGACGATGGCACTTTCCACAAAGGGACCAAGATGACTATTGGGGAGCCCCAGAAGGAGGAGGCAGCTATTTCTGGAATAGCTAAGGCGAATCCCTATTTGACCAAAAAGATAGAGGAGGAAATTGCCGGGCTTGACCAAGCAGAGGTGGTGAGACTTAACCGAAAGATGCATGAGATCAATCAGCGGCGGTCAGAGTATGCAGGCAAGGGACAGCCCCAGGCAAAGCCACTAAACTTCATGGAGACCTACGTTCTTGATTCCAGGCTGGCTGGAACAGAGCAGGTGAAGAAAACCAAGGGCGTAACCGGATCAGGATCATATTCAAGTGGCTACAAGCGGGAGATGAAAACAGCAGACCTGTTTGTTCAGAGGCTGAAGGGAATTGGAGAGGGGGATCCTTCGCTCTACACAGAGTACCAGGGGGACCTGGAAACGCCAGGCGACAAGGGCAGGTATTTAGAGACAGACGCACTTAATGAATATACTCTTGGAGGCGGCGACGATGCCCCGAATATAGAGAAGATTGTTTATGATAAGGAGTCTGGGAATGTTGCGGTTATTACAAGCGCTGATCAATACGAAGACTTCCCTGATGCCAGATATCTCAACTGGATGCCAGAGGAGGCTCTTTATTCAGAGGTTGGGATAAAAGTTCTTGAGGGGCAGAAAGCAATCCCCCGGGCAGCGGTTGAGGACTATATTCATAAAAAGCTTCCCCCCAAGATGAGGTCTATGGGAGAGGTCTGGTTACAGAGCATTGAGGGAGCACCTGGAAGAAAGGAAAATAATACCATCTCCCCTTCTGGGTTACCCAGGGGTAGTGTACCCTCTGGAGCAACAGTAAGATAATGGACAAGGAACTAGAACAAATACTGAAAGATTACGCTGCGACCGCCAGCAGCGGGAAGTATAATTCATGGGAAGAAATCGACTCAAAATTCCCTGAACTGAAGGACTACGATTCTCAGATTTTGAGGGATTACGCTGCGACCGCCAGCAGCGGGAAGTATAGCACATGGGAAGAGATAAATTCCAAGTTCCCTGAATTCTCTCGTTCTGAAAAAAAAAGCCCGAACCAAATGGTTCAACCAGAAGTTTCTGGGGCTATTTCAGGAATGCAGGCAGGCACTTTGGCCTCGCAGCAGGTCACATCTGGTCAGCAATCTCCTACAGAAATACTTCAGAGCAATAAGGACGTTCCATTTGTTGATCGGGTACTAAATCCTGATAAATACCCCACATTGCCAGCGGGCGATGGAGCTGTAAAAACTCACAGATTAGCCTATGCTGGAACTGACGATGGAGCCATTGTTTTTCCTATGATTCATTGGGACGGAAAGAAGTTGGTTGATTTTGAAAAAGACCCCCAAAAGGCCATAGAAGTTGCGAAGCAGTCAGGTAACATCATAAATTTCAATTCGGAAGAAGAGGCGGATAAATTCACAAAGTCGTACAAAGAGGGATCTGGATTGGGAGGAAATTTACCTACGGAGATGTCTCCAATAAGCCCCCCGTCCCCTGAGCCTCAAAAGCCAAAGACTACATCTGAATACTACTTAGACATGGCAAGAAAGGTCGATACCGGAGAGGTAGACGACCAATTTGCATCCATGCCCATGGGTTCTCAGCTAAAGGAAAACTTCTCTCAGTATTTCAAGGACATGTCATCGAAGACCGACCCCAAGCGGTCCAAGGAGATTCTTGACGAGCTTACTGCTGCGGAGGGGATGACAGAGGAGCAATTAAACGAGAAATACGGAGTAATGGCCCCAGCGGTAATAGGTGCCTTGAACAAAGAGGTTGGAACCATGTTCCCTGGCAAGCAGATGGAGAGGTTCGACAAGAAGGTATTGGAAACCGCCAATGCGCTTGGAAAGACAGAGGATGAATTCAGACTAAGTTTGAAGAGGTTTGAGCAGGAACTTCTCGATGATGAAGATAAGGCCGAATATGACTTGGTGAGGGAAATCGAGGCGGCTAAACTATCAGGAGAGGACCCTTCAATATTTGAGGACCAACTATTCGATATCCGGGAGAAAAGGAAGAATGAGATAAACGATGAGATTGCGGAATCGGAAAAGTACATACTTTCGCCTGCAGACTCACCTCATTTTGATTTGGGATTTACGGAATCTCAAATTAAGGAGTTCTATCAGGCAAATATTGACCGGTTAAAGCTAAAGGAACAGGGATTGTTTAAGCCGGAGGATCAGTTAAAAACAGTATATGCTGAGAAGGCGGAGGAGATCAACAGATTTGCAGGTGATACTCCCCGGGAAAAGTTAAAAAAGTATCTCGATGCCCTCTACATGGAGAAGAAGGAGATTGAGTCTCGGGTAAAATTCTCTGACAAATACGTTGGGACAGCCATGGAGGCGCTGAGGAACATATCTGGATCGACATTCCGCCAAATAAGTCCAGATGAGGAGAGGCTAAGTGAGATTGACAGGACCATAGGTGCGATTGCACCAGCGGCGCTATTGAACCGCAACCCAGGGGGAGAGCTTGACGAAGGGATTCCATCTGTATTCCTTAAATCAGCATTGGGGTCTGCAATTGGAGATTTATACACCGGTCAGACTCAGCAATCGGGTTCAAAAAGGCTGAAGCAGGCCTTGAATATTGCAGGCATATCCGAGGGGGATTTGGTATATGGTTCCCAGGAGCAGATTGACAGGTTGTCAAAGCCATATGAGAATTATTCAGGAAAAGACTTCGCTCAGTTGTTTGGAACCACTACGGGTATCATACCTCACTTTGCGGTTGGTGCAGGTGTTACAAATGCAGCACTAAAGGGAACAAAGTTGTGGAAAGGGATTACCAGGTTAGCAAAAGAGGGAGTACTTACCGAGGCGCAGGTTGCCCAGGCACAGGCCATTCTCCGGGATGGTACTAGAATGCAGAAGATAGCAACCCAGGGAGGAGGTTGGATCCGGAAGGTAATTGGTGCTGGGGCAAAGGGAGGAACAGAGTTTGGGACCACTGGGTTATTATTCGCCCAAGATGAGGACGCAGGGTTTTTGCAGGGATTGGTAGGGGGAAGTGCTGGGAAGTTGGTTACAGGCGGTTTGGGTGGTGCTGCAAATTTCGCAGGCAAGAAGATACAGAATCTTTTCGGGATCACCGCTCCTTCGGAGGCAAAGAAGATATTCGACCTGATTATTGAAAAAGGGGTTGGGGAAACCGTAGAAGAGGCAGGCGAGGAAATTGTGGACATCTGGGAAAGTACAGAGGTTGGTAAGACTTTCTGGGATGAATTTGAAAACAGATATGGGACTATTGGGGAGAAAGCTCACTTCCTGGTGTCGTCCTTTGTGATGGGTAACGGAATGGGGGTAGGATCTTACCTCGGAATTGCCAGTACTGGCGGTATTGAGGGGCAGTTGATGGACCAGGCATCCAATACTACCGGCATTCCGGACAACGATATGCGGGTGGTTGAGGATTTCGTTGAGGAATTCCGGCAAGAGGGTATCAATACTCTCGAAGAATTATGGGACCATGTAATTAATGAGGTACAGGACACGGATACACCCGCTGATACCCAACAGATAGAGGTAACTCCCGAACAGGATGCGGAACTCACCGCTGCGGAAGCTGAGATGGATGCCATACAGCAGAACATAGAACTTGGCAACTCTCCCGGAATGGGTGATCGCGGCGTACCTGCCCAGCAGGCAATTGCTGAGATGGGAGAGGCAGAGTATGCGATTACCCAGGTAGATGAACAGATCACCGCCCTTGAGCAGCGCCTTGATAGAGCGACCAACATAGATCCCGGTAATTGGACCGATGTTGAGCGACAATCAATCCAGGACCAGATCAATGAAAGGCAGAAGGTACGTTCCGGCCTCCAGCAAATGGTGGACAACCCAACTATTAGGGAAAACCGAAAGGTTCAGGAGCCAGCCCAGGTAGATGAGGCGCAAGTTCCACCCCAAGACCAACCCACAGAGCCTGTAAACGAACAAAATCAGGATAAGCCCGGTCAATCTCCAAACGACAATTACACTGTCATTCGGGACGAGAACTCCCCGGATGGGTACAAAATTACAAATAACACTTCCGGTAATGAGGTGAAGAATGAAGCTTCCAGGCAGCGGATCATTGAGAGGCGTAGAAAGGAAGCGCAGCAACGGGGAGAACCTGAAACCATCAAGGATAAACTATCCAGGATCGATAATCAGTCTGTAATAGACAGGGCCATTGAAAGGGCAGAACAAGAAAACAAAAAAGAAAACGATGAAAGACAAAAAGAAAAAGTTGACACTCCAAGAGAAAGCAACCCTCTACCGCAGGCTAATGTTAGCCCACCTAAAAGCAAAAAGAAAAAAGCCAGAGAAAAGAACCCAGTAGTAAGACGGGCTATAAGTAAGTTAGGTAGACAGGATACCATGTCTCCGAGAGAGGCTGTAATTTTTCATTTCCTATCAGGTGGCAGGATTGACAGGAGGTATATTGAAATCCTATTCAATAATGACACCACTGAAAAGAGGAAAAGGAAGGGGTACATATCGGAGAGTAGGTATCCTGGACAGACCATAGACGATATGGCCCATACCCTATGGGAAAACCGCAGGGAAGGGGATTCCACTTCCTCTATGGATTTCAAGAACGCCATAGAGGAAGTGGTTAGGGAATTCAATAGCCGTGGAGGTATGGCTACTGATATTATTGGCCAACAAAATAAGGCAGAAATACAGGAAGAGGCTGCGGCTATAAATGCAGAATTTATGGCTCTGAATGAGGTTGACCTGTACCCAATAGAAGAACTAGAAGAATCGGATGGTGTAGTCCAGGACCTTATGGAGGCTATTCCGGATGAGGTATTGGCCGAATTGTCTGCTCGGGACATCAGCGATTCTGAATTACTTTCCCAGCTTCAGGCAGAAGAGGACCTGGCAAGAAGGACCAAGGAGGCTGATGATACCAAGAAGGTTCTGGAGAGCGATGTAGCTGATGCCAGGGCCAAAGTTGCCTCTGCACAAAATGAGTTAAAGAAGAAAAAGGATGCCGCAACAAAAGCCGGGAAGGCCAACCAACTTGATCTCATGGGCAGGGCAGAGTCTATGGAGATGCTATTTCAGCCGGACCTGTCAGTATATGCCAACAATGTCAAAAAAGCCAAGGCAAAGCTGGAAGAAGCCAAGGACAACTTAGCCAAGGCGGAGGCCAAGCTAAAGGAGTGGCAACCAGCGAATCAGGCTAAGATAGATTCCCCGGTAAACGAGAACCAGGAGGAGATAAAACGTATCCTGAAGCAGGCTGGTTACGACATATTCAACATGGCCGGAAATCGCAATTCTGATCTCAGGCAAAGAGTAATTGAACTTGCCACCGGGACCCGCCCACCGAAGTCAAAATCGGGAATAAATGCGGTAAAGAACGCCCTCTACGAACTTGCCGGGATAGATTCGGACACCGAAGCCGGGAAGGCTGCAGCGTTAAAGGAGTGGGCCAAGGAATCAAAGGCCAAGCCATCCACCAAGGAGAAGGTAGAACCCAAGGCTGAACCCGTACAGGAAACAAAGGGGGAGAAGGTAAAGTCGCTCGACCAGGTGAACGAGGGGG